ACCGCAAGGAGGTGCTGGCCATCCTGGAGGGGCACCTGGCGCGGGCGATGGGGGCGTGATGGGACGAGCGCCTGAGAGGCGTTCTAAGCCGCTGGGGCGGCTGGGGTGCCTGTAGGGTATGGGGTTTGCGCTGTTAAACGGCTGGTGGCGAATTTAAACGGGGATTAAATGGGTGGCGGGGCGTGGCGGGAGGGTGTGATACCAGGAAAGGCCATTAGCGGCCACGAGCAGCCGCTAATGGGGGTGGGTGGTAGTTGGGTATGGTTTTTTTACGTTAGGCCGTTTCGTGTGTTGTAACGACATTTAATCGCTGTTTAAAAAACAACCCTAACCCTCATCGTGGGGTGCGTCATCCACATCGAGATATGAAGGCCGTCCTTTGACGTTCTGGTAGGGTCTTACCTGATACAGCGTGCAGTCAGTGCACGGACAGTCGCGTATCCGCTGCCGTGGCCCTGGATCCGATGCCCCGCCAATACAATCCCAGCATTTGCCGTTGATTGCTAGCCGCAGCGAGTCAGGCTTACGCCTGGACTTCTCGATGGGATCCAGGATCTCGATCTCGCCCGCCTCACGCTTGGCCCGCTGCGCCTCTCTTGCTTTATCTAATGCTGACATATTCATTGCGCACCTCCTTGAACGGTGCGTAGCTGCGGCTGGTGCAACTGGCTGGCGATCTTGTCCAGCGCGTCATCCAGCTCGGTGAGAATGACATCAAGGAGTACGGCCTGTTTATCAGGATTGACCAGCTCCATGCTTCTGCCGCCGTCGGCAGCGGCCTGAGCAATGAGATCGGTGATGGCGTGAAGGTGGGATGAGCAGCGGTGGGCTACGTCGATAGGTCTTTCGTGTATCTTAGCCATGATGGCCTCCTGTGATATTCGAAGTTAAATACCCGGTTAAGGGTGTCGGGAGGTTCGAACCTGCACAGGACAGGCCTGGATATTTCCCCGAAGGGTCCTGTATTACCCAGCCTCCCGACAATGAACTGACTTTTTTCGGGCACAAAAAAACCACCATGTCGGTAGCGGTGGTGCCCGCCTGTGAAGAGGATTCGACGCCTCGTGACCAAAGCCTACGTCCTCGGAATATTGTTGTCAAGGGCATTGGTAGGCGGTAGTGTATTGTGTGACTGCTACGAATTGTTCATTGGAATGGAGTGCCTGATGTTGAGGATATCTTCCACAACATGGAACGATGGCTTAATAAATACATAAGTGAAAACACGGTTCTGGCATAATGGCATGGGTGATACTGGCGGCTGTCTCTTTCCTTTTGCCGACTATTGTCGGGGGAGTGCTGTTGCCAGCTGGAATACTTGATGCGTTAAATGATATGTCGAGATGGCTAATATCTCTTGTTCTTATCGTTGTTACACTATTCGGTTTTTTACAAAAAAAACTGGATGACTTGCTTAAGGATGCAGAAGGCACAGAAGGCTGGAGAATCTTGAGCAACCGGTTGGCTGTAGCAAATAAGTTATCCGTCAAGCTGCGTCATGTAATCGTCACATCCCTGCTTATGGGGGTGGTTTTATTTTTTTTTCCACAGATTACTCCCGTCGTAAAGAGTTGGAGTGTAGGTATTGATATATCGAATGGTGCCGCCCACTCTCTCGTGACAGTTTTCCCTGATGTTATTTCGGCTATCCCCGTTGGTGTAGTCTGCTACACAATGTTCGTAGTACTATCATGGTTACGCTGGTCGAGAATCGTGGATAACATTCATCGCGACCTGAGAGTAAGAAAACGTCAACTAGAAGAACGGAGGGTATCACTGGAAAGGTTTAGTGATAGCAGCAAAGTTGAAAGCAATGGAAAGCCGCCGAGCATCTTAAACCTGCATTAGCACAATAGATTAAAACCCTTTAATCCCACCCACCCGCGCGGGGCCAGCACAATGGCCCCATGTACTCGCATCCACATCCACATCACGCTTTCAAGCGCCAGTCCGGCACCGGCACCGGCACCGTCGCGGTAGCGGCGTGCGTTGTTGATCTGAACGGCCGTGTGCCGACGGAGATCCAGCTCACCCCTGCCGGGCGCTTTCGTGCGCGGGATGGCCGTCCCTTTGATGTGCCCACTGGCTGGCTGATTGATGCAGGCATTGCCGAGCGGGTGATCGCTACGGCGCTGGCCACGGCTGGCGACTTTGTGATCGACTACGAGCACCAGACCCTGCACGCCAGCGAGAACGGCCAGCCTGCCCCGGCCAGTGGCTGGTTCAAGGGGGCCGGGTTGCAGTGGCGCGAAGACCAGGGCTTGTTCGCCACCGGTATCGAATGGACGGAGGCCGCCAAGGCGGCGATCACCGCGAAGGAATACCGCTACATCTCCCCCGTGATTGCTTACGACAAAACCACCGGACATGTTCTGGCCATTCTGATGGCCGCCCTCACCAACTTTCCTGCCATTGAAGGTCTTTCTGACTTGACCGCGATGGCTGCCGCCCGTTTTTCGCTCACCGGCGCGCTGCCTCCTGGCGCGCCGGAATACCGCCCATCCATGGACATAACCGAACAACCTGAAGAGGAGAACCCCGTGAAACGTGAACAATTGATCCAGCTACTCGGCCTGGCTGCGAACGCCACCGACGAACAAATTGAAGCCGGTCTGGTTGCGCTGAAGGCCGAGGCCTCTGCCGCCAGTGCGCTGCGTAGCAACCTGCAGCTGGCGGATGATGCCGATGTGGTGGCTGCCGTTGCTGCGCTGAAGGCCACTACCAACCAAACCCCCGACCCGTCCAAGTATGTGCCAATTGAGGCGTTTGAGGCGCTCAAGGGCGAGGTGGCCACTCTGAAGACCGAGAACACCAAAAAGGATGTGGATGAGTTGGTGGAGGTTGGTCTGAGCAGTGGCAAGTTGCACCCCGACCAGGAGGCGTGGGCGCGCCAGTATGGCGAGGCCGATATCGTCGGGCTCAAGGCTTATCTGGAGAAGACCCCGGCCATTGCCGCCTTGAAGAGCACTCAGACCCAGGGTAAACCGCCTGGCACTGATGCCGAAGGCGAGCTGGATGCAGATTCGGCTGCCCTGTGTGCCCAGATGGGTATTGACCCTGAGGAGTACAAGAAGACCCTGGCTGGCGGTTGATAGCCACTAGCAACCTGCCTGATTAACGTAACGGAGAAAACCCATGACTGCATTGACCAAAGACCGTAACACGCCGAAACGTATTGGCGAGGTGTTCCACCTGCCAGTGGCTGCCAGCAAGAAGATCTTTGCCGGAAGCCTGGTGATGCTCAACGCCACCGGCTATGCCACCCCGGGTGCCACGGCAACCGGGCAGGTGTGCGCGGGCCGTGCGAATGAGCAGGTGGATAACTCTGCCGGTGCGGATGGTGACTTGTTTGTGGATGTGGAACAGGGTGTGTTCCAGTTCGCCAACAGCGCCAGCGCCGATGAGATCACCGCTGCCGAGATTGGCGATACCTGTTACATCGTCGACGACCAGACCGTGGCCAAGACCGACGGCACGAGCACTCGCTCTGCCGCCGGTAAGGTGGTCGGGGTGGATGCCGACGGCGTATGGGTTCGCATGGGCCTGTAACACCCCGGCATATTTTGATTAACGAGGAGTAATGACGATGATCGTGAACCGTGATGCACTGAACCGGGTGTTTACCGGCCTTAAAACCATCTTCAACAACGCATTAAAGGCGCAGACCGGCAACTGGCAGGCGACCGCGATGGAGGTGCCCTCCACCGGCGCAGGCGAGGATTATGCCTGGCTGAGCCGCTTCCCGAAGATGCGCAAGTGGGTTGGCGACAAGCAGATTAAATCCATTGAGGCCGGGAAGTACTACAAGAAGAACGAAAGCTGGGAAGCCACCATTGCGGTGAAGCGTGATGACATCGAGGACGATGCGCTGGGCATTTACAGCCCGCAGGCAATGAGTGCTGGCGAGTCTGCCGGTGAGCTGCACGACATCATTGTGGATGACCTCAAAGCCAATGCCTTTGTATCCGAGTGCTGGGATGGCCAGTACTTCTACGATACCGACCATCCCGTGAACGGGGCTTCGGTCTCCAACAAGGGAACGGCGGCGCTCTCTGCCGCCGACCTGGCCGGTGCCAAGGCCAGCTACGGGGCGGGTCGTCAGGCGGTGATGGGATTTACCGATAGCGAGGGCATGCCGCTGCGCCTGGTGCCCGATACCCTGGAGGTGGGCCCTGCGCAGGAAGCCGTTGCCAAGATCCTCTGCGAGGCGGACAAGCTGCAGGACAACAGCCCCAACCCCTACAAGGGCACCGCCAAGGTGTTGGTGAACCCCACCATCACCGACAACCGCTGGATGCTGCACGTGACCAGCAAGCAGAGCGTGAAGCCCTTTATTGTGCAGATGCGCAAGAAGCCGGTGTTCGTGCAGCAGACCGGCATGGACAACGACGATGTATTCAACAAGGGCGAGTTCAAGTTCGGAGCCGAGGCGCGTGCCACTGGTCTGTATGGCTTCTGGCAGCTCTCCTACGGCAGCACTGGCGCTGCCTAATCACGGCGACAGGGCATCGCCCTAGTGTGACTGAATCCTGGGGAGACATGATCCTCCCCAGGGACTGAATGCAAGAGAGAGGATTTGAATCATGGCTGCAAATCAAACAACCAAGAAAGTACCGGGTCTTCGTGTGACCGCTGGCAAGGATGGCTTTCGTCGCGCCGGACGCGCATGGAGCGGTATTACCGAGGTGCTCCGCGATGCACTGACCGATGAGCAGGTTAAGCAGCTGATGGAAGAGCCGCGCCTGGTGGTAACGGAAATCGAGATCGAAGGCTGAGGTAACTGGCAATGGCCTACAACACCAAACAGAACATGATCGACCGCTACGGCGAGGATGAGTTGATCCAGCTCACCGACCGTGTAGCTGCCGGGGTGATCGATGATGCGGTGCTGAACCAGGCCATTGCCGATGCCGCTGCCGAGATTGACGGCTACCTGGGCGGTCGCTACCGGCTGCCGCTATCCAGCACCCCGCCGATCCTCACTGTGTATGCCTGCGACATAGCCCGCTTTCGCCTGCACGACGATATAGAGGTGCCACAGGTGGAGCGACGGTACCAGGATGCGATCAAGTTCCTGCGTCTGGCCGCTGAGGGCAAGGTGCAGATCGGCCCCGCTACCGATGGCAGCAAACCGACTGCGGCAAGTGGCGCACAGATGGAATCCGGTGGCCGTGTGTGGGGTCGAGGACAGGGAGGCTTTTTGTAATGGACTACCTCATCAACCTCGCCACCGCTATCTCCCAACTTGGCAATGCCCTGTTGGGTGGCCACCCGGACGAGACCCTGAGCGCCCGCGCACATCGTGGGCACGTGATGGGGCATGCGGGTTGGTCTGCACTGCGCACGGTGCTGAATGGGGTGTTTTTCTGGCAGGCGGATCATTGCCGGGAGTCGTTTTTGGCGGATTGCCAGCGGGCCGAGCAGGTGCGCCAGTGGGCTCAGCGTTTTGGAGGATGTGATGCGTAAGATGGTATTTGTGATCGCGGTGCTGGGCCTGGTCGGGTGTGCCAGTGGCCCGTCTACTGAGGTGGCACGCTTGCATTATGAGGCACAACAGTCCGCACTGGGTCGGCCTCTGGTGCAGATGGTGGCACAACCGGGGGAGACCATCTCTCTGCATGGGGTGGCTCAGTTTAGCGTATATGCGCCGTTGGGAGTTGGCGGCGTGCAGATGTACCGCGAGGCGCATCATCCGGGTTGGTCGTTGCTGGGCGATGCGCTGCGTATCGCCGCGCCGATCTATCTGGGTGGGCAGGCCGCCATCGGCCTGGCCGATGTGGTGGGCCGTCGGGTGGGGGATGTTGCGATGTCGCCCACGGTGGTGCAGCAGCCGTCGCCATTGGTGGTGGAGCAGCCACCGTATAACGATCCCATCGTGATTGAGCAGCCGCCGTATAACGATCCGATTGTGATCGAGCAGCCGCTTTATAACGATCCGATTGTGATCGAACAACCGATTTTGGTGACCCCGTGACCCTGCGTCAATCTGTCGAGACCCGACTGCGTGAGCAGCTCCCCGATCTGCGAGAGGTGGCCGGGGCGGCCTCGCTGGATGCGGTGTTGGGTGGGCGGGTATCGGCCCCGGCGGCGTATGTGTTTCGCGAGGCCCAGCAGGCCAGCCCCAACGAGGGGGCGAACTTCATCACCCAGCGGATCGGGGTGCGCCTGGGGGTAGTGCTGGTGGTGCGCAATGTGCGCGACCCGCGCCAGGGCGATAGCTCCGATGAGGCCGAGGCGCTCAGCCTACAGGTGCGCGATGCGCTGTACGGCTGGGCACCGGCTGCCGAGGCCGAGCCGCTGGAGTATGCCGGGGGCCGCTTGGTGTCGATGCAAAACGGGTTTTATTTCTGGATGGACAGTTACACCACGGCAACTTATTGGAGGGCCACATGAGCAACAAAACACTACCGAGCAAGGGCGGGCAATACCGCCGCGAGCAAGACGGGGCCGTGGTGCCTGCCGGGCAGGCCCAAGGCAAGCCGCAACCGGCGCAACCGGCCAAGGCCACCAGCCAAAAGAGCAAGGAGTAAACCATGTCTGCATTCAAGATGAAGCGCCGTGCGGTGCTGGCGAAGATCGAAACCACCTATGGCACCGATGCCGCGCCCACTGGGGCGGCCAATGCGATCCTGTGTCGCTCGGTGTCGGTGACCCCGCTGGCAGGCGACGATATCGCGCGTGAGCTGATCCGCGACTACTACGGCAATGCCCAGCAGATCGCAGGCGAGAAACATGTGGAGCTGGAATTGGAGGTTGAGCTTGCTGGCGCTGGCGCTGCCGGTACCGCCCCTTCTTGGGGGCCGCTGCTGCGCGGCTGCGGCTTTGCCGAGACCACCGCTGCCGGGGTGGATGTGCAATACAACCCCATTTCGGATGAGGAAGAGTCGCTGTCTGTATACGTACACCGTGACGGCATTTTGCACAAGTTCACCGGGGGCCGGGGCAGTGTGGCATTTGGCCTGAGCACCAATCAGATCCCGGTGCTCAAGTTCAAATACCTGGGCCTGTTCGCGCCCATTAGCCAGGCAGCCCTGCCCACGGCGGATTACACCGCCTGGCAAGCGCCGCTGCCTGTGACCTCCACCAACACGCCCACCTTTAGCCTGCACGGGGTGGCGCTGTCGTTTAGCCAGTTGGATATCGACATGGCGGTGGAAACGGTCAAGCACCAGGTAGTGGGGCCTGCTTCGTCCATCCTGGTGGTGGATCGCAAGCCGAGCGGTACGGTGGTGGTGCAGGAGCCGGAGCTGGCCACCTTGGATCTCTATACCAAGGCCCGTGATGCCTCACTGGGGGCGCTGGCCCTCACCCACGGCACCACGGCGGGCAATATCATCGAATTCGCCGCGCCCAAGGTGGGCACCGGTAGCCCCACCGAGCAGGATCTTAATGGCGTGCAGATGCTCTCTGTGCCGCTGACCATCAACCCCGACACCGGCAATGATGAGCTGGTGATTACGGTTCGTTAAATAACCTTTTTACGGAGTGAAAACCCATGTTCAAACTCAATACCCAGCGTACTTATAAGTACCCCGTGACGGTCACAGTGTACGGCGAGGACGGCGCGGAGCATACCGGTACATTCAAGGCCACATTCAAGGTGCTGAGCAATGGCGCGATGCGTGATCCGGCGGCGATGGATACCCCCATGTTGGATCTGGTGCTGGTTGGCGTGGAAGGGATCGAGGTGCCCGGTGAAGATGGCCAGGCACTGCAAGGCAAGGCCCTGCTCGATGCGCTGAAGGACGACCCTGCCGTGAGCATGGCGCTGGTGGCGGCGTATCAGGAGAGTATTGGAAAAAAGAACCGAGCGCGGATCTAGTCGCCGCCGCGCAGCACTGGGCTGAGGGAGGCAAGCCCAGCAGCGCGGAAATGGAGGCCGACCTGGCCGCGTTTGGTTTACCCCCCGAGGCATTGCCCGCCGAGGCACAGGAGGACACGGATCATTGGGTGTTGCCGGAAAACTGGGAGACGGTGCAGGTGTTCATCCGCTGTGCCACCCAGTGGCGATACGCCGGGATGGCAGGGCAACCCACCGGGCTGGATTACTCGGCGGTGGAAAGCGTGATGCGGATGCGGGCGGTGGACGATCAGTCCGACACGCTGGATAGGCTACGCATTATGGAGGGTGAGGTGCTGCGGGTGTTGCGGGAGAAGGAGTGATTAACCCAAGTCAAGCCACAGGCCTAAGAATGCCACCCACCAAAGCCTGGAGCACAGCAGGGCAAGCACCCCTGCCAGCAGGAGCCACACACCCACGGATGCGCCGCCCAGCGTGAGGGCAAACCCCAGTAAAAATAACATAGCGGCGAACTGAAGCATGAGCGACCTTGAACTGAAAATACGATTGACTGCTGATAATAGCGGCTTGACCGGGAAGGTCAAGGTCAGTCGTGAAGAGGTGGATCGTTTTTCACGCGCCAGTCTCGGGGCTGGTCAGGCAGCTACACAGGGTGCGCAAGGGATGCGCGAGATGTCGCAGCAGTCTGATGCTCTGGCCAATACGGTGCGCCGCGCCCATGTCTACTTGCTGGGATTCCTGGGTGTGCAGGGGTTCCGGTCCTTCCTGGATAACACCATCAAGCAAGAGCAGGCGATGGCCCAGCTGGAGGCGGTGACCCGCTCTACTGGTATGGCTGCCGGGTTCACGGCGGGGGAAATGGCCAAGCAGGCGGCTGCCTTGCAGAAGATCACCACCTATGGCGATGAAACCGTGATGCAGATGCAAACGGTGTTGGCCACGTTTACCCGTGTGCGTGGTGATCAGTTTGTCGCTGCGCAGCGCGGTATTCTGGACATGGCCACCGCACTGCGTATGGATCTGCAAAGCGCGGCGATCCAGGTGGGTAAGGCACTCAACGATCCGATCCAGGGGATCACTGCGCTCAATCGTGCCGGGGTGCAGCTTAGCGATAGCCAGCGTGCGCTGGTAAAGGAGCTTGTTGAGACCGGACATGTCGCCGAAGCCCAGCGTCTGATCCTGGCTGAGCTGGAAACCCAGTTTGGTGGGTCGGCACAAGCGGCGCGTGACACCCTGGGCGGGGCCCTCTCTGCGCTGCGAAACGCTATTGGCGATCTGTTTGAGATGAGTGATCGCACCACCAAGCCCCTGGCCAGCCTGGTGGAAACCATGACGGAGATGGTCGAGGCCGGACATGTGGTAACGACCATCCAGGTGCTGAGCGTTGCAATGGCCGCTAAGCTGACCCCTGCCGTGATGGCCGCCACCCAGGCCAAGCTGGCAAACATCCAGGCCACTCTGGCGATGCCCCCGGCCATCGTGCGCGCAGCACAAGCCGAGTCGGCGCGTACCTCGGGCCTGCTGATGCAGACCAAGGCCGAGCTGGCGGCGGCCCAGGCGGCCAAGGTGCATGGCCTGGTGTTGATGGAACTGCGTGCGCGGGTCGTTATGGCTCAGACCGCGCATAAGCAATCGGTGGATGCCCTGGGAGCCAGCCTGCGCGCCACTGCCGGGGCGACAGGGAAGCTGGCCACCGCTGGCCGTGGCCTGTTGGCGGCGGTAGGCGGGGTGCCGGGGTTGGTCGTGGGCGGGGTGGCGGCGCTGGGGATGTGGGCGATGTCGTCGCGTGATGCTGCCGATGCTACCGGCGACTGGCGGGACTCAATTGATCTGCTGACTGGCAGCATGGACACCCTGCGCGCTAAACAACTGACCACCGAGATAGACGCAATGGCGGCGCGTATTGCCGAGCAGGAGCGAGTCGTGCTGCGCCTGCATGAGCAGCTGCGCATCGACCCCTACGCGAGTGTTAAGGGCACCCGTATTCATGCCCAGACCACTGACAATCTCATGGCGCAACAACAGGAATTGGACGACATGCGCGCCGCCATGGAGCGTTTGCGTGCTGCCATGGCTGGTCTAAAAGTTGAGGCATCGACTGGCACCGTGACCCCCGATGTGGATGTGAGCGCGGTGCAGGATTACCTGGACAAGATGCGTGAGCGCATCGATTTGGTGGGCCAGTCTGAGACAGTGCTGGCCCAGCATCGTGCTAGCCAGGAGCTGGAGGCGGCGGCAGCCAAAGCGGCAGCGGATGGCAACACTACGCTGGCGGATGCCTACCGTGCTGCTATCCCCGAGGCCCAGCGCCTGGCAGCTGAACTGCAGCGCAAAGCCCAGGCCGATGCTGATGCCGCACGAGAGCAGGCGCAATTTGAGCAATCCCTCGGCCAGCTGATGGCCCGCCTCGACCCGGTGGCAGCGGCTACCGAGGCCTACATGACCAATGTGGCGCTCCTGGATCGCGCATGGATGGAGGGTTTGATATCCGGCGAGGCGCACCTGGCGTTGATGCAGCAACTGGCCAGCGGTCAGACCACCGCCGCCGACATCGCTGCACAGTTGGCCAGCGAGTACGACACCCTGCTCAGTACCATTGACCCCCTGCATGCCAAGTTCGTCGAAATGGCCGATTTGGAATTCAAGGCCTGGGAGCTATTCGACAAAGGCCAGATCAAGGACATGAACGAGCTTGCGGCGGTGCTGGATAAGATCCGCAAGAAAGGTGAAGACGCAGGCAATGACGTGGGTAAGGGCATGACCACTGCCGCCGATATGGCCTACACCTTTGCCAGCGCGGTGAAGGACTCGGCGGCATCAATGCGGGACATGTATGCAGAGGGCAGCAGCGCCTATAGTGGCCTGACCATGGTCATGCAGGCCATGAATGTGGTGATGGGGATCGCGGCGGTCGTCAAGCAATATTCTGAAGGCGACCCTTACACCGCCTTTGCCCGCGGCGCGGCGATGATCGCCTCAGTGGCCGCGCTGGGGATCTCGGTGGGTGGTTCTGACAGCAGCGGCCCCAGTGGGAACCGTGGATTGAGTAGCAATTTCGGCTCGCGTGATGGTGGCATGTTGGGCGGCGGGGAGTCGGAGTCGGTCTCTGGCGCATTGGATGCGATTGCGGATAACACCGGTGACCTTGTAAACATTAATCGCGGCATGCTCACGGCGCTGCAGGCACTCTCCAGTGATCTCGATGGCATGACCAATCAGATCGCCCGCACCTTCGGCGATACGGTCGCGCAGTCGGCGATACCGGGTTGGCTGATGCGGGCCGGGCTTACCCTGGGCGGCACGCTCGGGGAGGCGCAGATCGGGGGCTTTGCCCGCAGCTTTGAGCGCCGTGATGATGAGTTGAGGGTCACCAATACCGATACCGAGTTTGCGCTGGATGAGGCCTCCGCCCGCAGCTTTGAGCGCCGTGATGATGAGTTGAGGGTCACCAATACCGATACCGAGTTTGCGCTGGATGAGGCCTCCGCCCGCAGCTTTGAGCGCCGTGATGATGAGTTGAGGGTCACCGATACCGAGTTTGCGCTGGATGAGGCCTCCGCCCGCAGCATTGCCGCTGCATTGGCCAGCATGCGTCAGGGGCTGCTGGAGGGGGCCACGACGCTGGGGCTGGATCCACAGATGATGGGCATCGCCATCGATGCTGCGCAGATCGATCCGGTGCGCCTGCGACTGGATAATAAAGACCCCGAGAAACAGGCGGAGGCCATCGCGGCGGCGTTCGATGGGGTGTTTGATTCGCTGGTGGCGCAAACCCTGCCCGAGCTGGAGCAGTTGCAGGTGGTGGGCGAGGGTTTGGGCGAGACGCTGGCGCGGGTGAGCACGGCGGTGGATCTGACGCGCGAGGCGGTGCGTTCGCTGGGCCTGCAGTTGAGCGCGACGGCGTCGGGGGATGTGATGGCCGCCTCGGTGCGCATGGCGGAGCTGATGGGCGGGGCGGATGAGTACGCCAACGCGATCGCCTCGCTGGCGGATAACTACCTGAGCGAGACCGAGCAGCTGGCCGCCGCCGGTGGGCAGTTGCACCAGGCGTTTGCCGCGATGGGGCAGGCGCTGCCGCGCAACCGCGAGGGCTATCTTGCGCTGGTGCAGGCGCAGGACATGGCGACCGAGGCCGGGGCGCGACAGGCGGCGCAGCTGCTGCAGCTGCAGGAGACGGCGGACGATTATTACTCGCGCCTGGAGGATGGCATTGCTGCCATTGTGGCGGGTGATAGCTCGGTGAGCGAGGCCTACCGCGCCCAGCGCATGGAGGTGGAGCAGCTGATCGCGATGTACGACGGCAGCGCCTGGGCGGCGGATAATCTGACCACCGCCTATGCGGTGCAGCAGGACATGGCCTATATGCTGGCCGAGGCCTGGCAGCAGGTGGCCCAGCGGGCGCAGACAATGCTGGGCAACCTGGCCGAGCAGATCCGACAGGATCTGATGGGCGAGCAGGAGCTATACGATTATCGCCGCGCTCAAGCGCACACGCTCGCTGATGCCCTGCAGACCATGACCGACCCGGCCCAGGTGGCCGCGACTGTTGAGGAGATCGAGCGGCTGACTGGCCAGATGTGGCAGTCCCTGGCCGCAGATCAGCGCGAGGCGATGGGGCAGGAATTTTTGTCCTTCCTGGACGGTGTGGATGCCCAGGTACAGCAGCGCATGGGCGATGC